GTTTCTTTTTTTTTATATACATAAATCGCAAATCGCAAATTGATCTGGCGAAATTTTCGGATCTGGAAATCGCAGATCGGATTTTTTTTTATTTCATAAACCGCAGATCGCACTAGATCAAACTGAAAACATTTTGATTATGTGTGCGAGGGGGTCGAAATCGTGTTTATTAATCTATATCAATTGAATGCGAAAAAGTTTATTAACTTTTATTATCTAAAATATATATGTCATTTTATGTAAATAGTCATGCACATATTGTAAAAATATGTAATAATTCTTATATTAATTAACCATTTTCAAGGAGAAAAACAATGAAAATAAATGAAAAGAAACTCAAAGAGTTACAGTCTATTAAAAATACTAAAAAGGCTATGAATTTTATTCTTACTTTCGACCCTTTGAATATTTTAACTAAGAAGGAGAATAACAATGGATTATAAAAAAGAAGAAATCAAAGAATACTTTGATGATTTTATCAACGACCAAGATGTTGAATGGATAGAAGAAAACAAAGATGATATCCACCATCACGCTTTTAATACTGACTATTACATTATAGGCACTTATCAAGCTAAACAATGGCTAGGTGATATGGCTTTTGATGTAATTAATTTTATTAAAGATTATGAGCAAGATAACTTCGGAGAAGTTTATACTGATTTATCTGAACCAGAAAAAGTTGTGAATATGTACGCTTATATCATAGGCGAAGAAATCATAGCAGATTATTTAAACGAACTTGAGGAGGTCGCCTAATGAAAGATAATAGAAAAGAACTTATCTCAAAGATAGGAGTTAAACAGTACCAAATAATCGCAAATTTGGTTGACGATCTCGGTTGGGATTATCAATCAATGACTACAAGTGGCAGAGAAACTTATAAAAAGTTATGTCTTAAACTTGGTTGGGAATTTGAATGGGACGAGGAGTTAGGATAATGAAAGACACTAGCAAACAATTACTAAGCAAAAATGAAAAGCTATTCCCCTTCCATAGTGGAGGGGGGTGTATTCACTTTGGCTATAAAACAGACCATGAGGACTTAATCTGGCTGATAAATCAAGCAGATTTATTTGAACCAAAACTTGATGATGAACTTAATCCGCAGTATGAATGGGTTAACGAATACCCAGAGGACATAAATGATTGGTGCATGTTCGGATTAGACTTTAATAATCTAGATCAAGAGTATGAAGGACTCGCACTAAATGTCATAGGCGTGATTGAAAACGCAATTGGCAAACCATCTGATGATTATTCTTTTAAATCTGACGGTTGGTCGTGTGAATTTTTTACTAGGTATCAAGGCGGTATCAACATATTAAACGAACTATCGCCCAAGATAGACCAAGAAATAATTAAATTTTGTAGGTGTTGAAATGAAATATAAAAAAGGTATGAAAGTTAAATTAGAAGATCAAGTCTTTGAAGTGCTTGGAAGTTGTACTAACTGCAAGGAAGGTTGGGAGTTTGTGCAAAGGGAAAGTGGTATTGATATGGAACAAATCTGTCAAGAATGTGATGGCTTGGTTGAAGGCAGTACTACTTATGAATTTCAAAAAGAAGATGGCTATAAAATAATGGAGAATAAATAATGAAAAACGATAACCAATTAGAAATTTATACTGTTCCTAAGTATGAAGGCAATGCTTATATTATGGAAACTATTGATGGCTATTTTTATCAATTGTGGACAGCACCATTATTTAAAAATGAAACTGCTGACAATTCGCAATGGTCGATAGTTGAAGACGAACAAATAATAAATGATGTTATTGATAGTAGCGAGAGAACTATTATTGATGAGATAACAGTTGAAAAATTTGTTAGCTTTTTAGATCAAGAGAATCTAGCGTGGGATTTAGCAGAAAAATGGACTCAAGAGGATATGCAAGAAAATCCAGATAAATACCAAAGCATTCAATCAGATAACCAAGATATTTTTTTACAAGAGGAGGAAGCATGAAGAAATATAAATTTGAAATGATAGCTACTGAATGTTTACAAATAGAAGTAGAAGCTGATACCTATGAAAAAGCAGAGGAGATTGCTGGTAAGTCTTGTTTTGATGAAGATTGGGAATCAACAGATTGGCTTGGTGGAGAAATTTGTTCTGTTGATCTACCAGAGGATATAGAAGAATTTAGGAGGACGCATGAAATATAGCGAATTAGTTATTGAATTGTCGCAAAGACTCGCAGATGAGTCTGATTATGAAGATTATCTTTTAGACAAACTACAAGAACTTTTAGAATTTGTGAGGGAACATGAAAAATAAAATGACGCCAGTTGAAGCTGTAAATGTGATCGAGAAAAAACTATTTGACAATCGAGCAAAGCCATATACCGAAGAGGACGCACAAATTGACAACGCCTGGGATATTATTAAACTTCGTTTGGATCTTACAGATGAAGAATTTAATATAATCTTTGGAGAAAAATACTAATGGAAGTAATTATTTGGAAGAAAGGCGTTCAAGCTGTTGAATACTATTGTGATAGTTGCAACGCACAAGTCCCGGAAGAAGAAGGTCTTTGGGTAAATGGCGAGATGACTAGGCCACATGAATATCCAAAAGGATTTTGCCGAGCTTGTTATATGAAAACAAGTAGGAATGTAAACAATGGCGAATAAAAAAACAAACGCAATAGATTTAATAAACAACCCATCACACTACAACACCGGGGATATTGAATGTATTGAGGCCATTCAAGCTTCAATGACCACTAGACAATTTCAAGGTTATCTCAAAGGTAATGTTATGAAATATGTCTGGCGTCATGAATACAAAGGAAAAATGCTAGATGATTTGCGCAAAGCAAGATGGTATTTAAATAAATTGATCGCAACACACGAGGATAATTTAAATGATGATTAAATTTAAAATAGAAAACAACGCAATTTGTGGCTACGAAAACGATAAATTGATATCAATGCTTTTAATATCTGATCCAGTAGCTAGATCTAAAAGAATAGTACAACTCGCAGAAGGTGGAGAATTAGGAGACTAATCTTCTTCAGTTTCCCATTCACCAATTAATTCTAATAATTGTTCTGGATCAATAAGTATTCCTTGAGAATTACTTTCTTCCAGATAATCTTTTATCTTCTGTACTATCATCTTCGTCCTCTATTACTCTAACTTCTCCATCTATTGATTTGATTTGATTTTCTTCTATGAGTTGATTCAATCTATTTTCCAGTTCTTCTCTACTCATAGAGTCAATCTTACCAAACCGCACTTCCTTGCGATCAACCATGAGTCCGCCTAATTTTGCTCTGGCTATCTCAGCATTTACTGCAGGTCCATACGATCCATCTGATGCCGCAGCATCTCTAATTGTTGCTAACTTCCCGGCTACATTCTCAAAAGTAATATCATACTTCTTCCTTTGCAGAGCTTTCATATCCCTAATCCTCTCTTGGACATGCGAATATTCTTCATTGTTCATCATACGACTGGCAATAACTTCTGGATTTTTAAATCCAGCACGAAAAGCACACTCACTTTGATTGAGATCTTGATACACCATCAAGTTCACAAAGACCTCTTGCATTTTAGTTAATTTCTTTTTTGGTTTTGCCATCTGTTACAAATCTCCAGTCTTCATCAAACATACAATGCCTTATTGAACCATCTTTCATCTGATACAAAAACTGCATATCTAATAATTGTATTACTTTTCCTCGATTAACTCTATCGTAAGTGTATTCAGTATGAATAATCTCATCGTTCAACTTTGGCCTTTTGCTTTTCCTTTGCATTCAATCTCCTATTCACACCGATTCTTACATCTTCTAATGTTTTTTCTGACAACCTTCCGTTGTACCTTATCTTTGTACCTCTCATTTTACTCTTCCCATGTTTTACCTCACTGTTTTATTAATTATATTAAGAAAGAAAAAGGGAGTGGGAATGTGGGATTTATCCCCACTCTTTCCCTTCTTATAGAAGTGCACAACCGCACAACTGCACAACCCAATAAACATAAGGGTTTCAGCGTACGCTGTGCGCATGTGCAGGCATGTGCACTTGCACAACTGCACAATCGTTAAGTCATTGATTTTATTGACTTTTCTCAGACGCTGTGCAAAATCGCCAATTAGCGTTGCACAACCGTTTTTTAGCTTAATCATGACAAAAACACGACATACTATCGTCCTCAAATAGATCCAACATCTTAGGATTTTTTGCCTCCTCAACGAGCTCAATGTAGGGCGGCCTGTCAGATCGAAAGGTTGCGCCAGACTCATTACCGAATCTATTCTCCTGGGCAATCCACCAATCTGCTAGATCAGGTCGTTCCTTCATCAAGGCATTGAGAGTTTTGCGTCCCTTCAAGAAACACAAGTCACAATTACCAGCTACTGTTTGACCATTGATTGTCGGTAAACTCAGATCAAAGTTAGCTTTCTGCCAAAATTCTAATACCTCATCTATCCCATGCTTTGCTTCATACATAGGCATGTAGTTATCCCAACGCTCCTTAGTCGAAGCATTACGCGATGAGGCTACACGCTTCGGCTCGTCATGTCGCAAACCAAGGATATTGTCCCAGTGTTTGTAGCCTTGAACCTTCCACATAAAATCTTTCATTCTTCTAATCTTCATCTCGGCTGTGCAAAATCTAGCTACTGGGTTAGGTAGATACGCCCTTCTATCTAACAAAGCAGCGAAGGGCTCACCATTTCTAGAAGCTGACTCATAGTTCACTATTTTTGTACGATATATCGGCCGTTCTTCACCTATCTCTAGCTCTAACCAATTGATCTTGACGCCCCAATGTTCGCCACAATCTCTGACAAAATCCAAAGTTTCAGGCATTTCTTTACCAGTGTTTGCAAAAGTTATGTGCACATCTTCTGGGAGGACACCATCGTGAGCATCTACTATCTGCTTCAACATGAAGCCAGACGTTCTACCGCCAGAGAAACTAATCAATGCGGGCCCTTCTATTTTGTATGGGTTTCTCATTGACTCTCCATATTACTCAAGATATGTGAGATCACACTGACTGTCCAACCATTACCCAACATCTTATATCTTTGTGTCTTTGATACATGATCAGTGTAATTGTCTGGGACTGTCTGCAATCTTTCGCATTCCAAGGGCGTCAGTTTCCGCCAAGTTAAATCACTGTGTTCGCCAACATTTGTTCTGTCAGCAAAAGACTCTGTCAAAGCATGTGACTTACCATCTTTGTGAAAGACTCTGTCTTGTATGTAAGGTTGTCTGCCACTAGCTTTTTTACTAGGATTTATCTGATTAGTTTTTTCTGATACCACAATACTATCTTTGCCTACTGTAGTTATTGCATTTGCTTTATCGTCTTTTCTCATTTCTAACATTTGTTTTGTTTTGTTAGCTACCGAGTTGCCATTTTTATCCATGCGTTTGCCTTTATCATCGTAAGCTCTACCGCGAAAAGCACCTCCAGAAACTACCTTGGGTTCACGATTACCGCCACCCATAGTATTCAAAGTAGGCGACTTACCATCTGGGCTATACACTCTTTTTAAAATGTCATGACCATTAATATCTGATGCTATACCTACTTGTTTGGGTGTAGTTTGTACTCCAGTCATGCCATAAGTATTCCAACCTTTCCAATCTCTAGCTAATAAAGCAGTGCCTTTCTGTATATTTTCTTTAAATGCTTCTCTACCGTTATTGCCAACCAAATCTGCTTGACTTTCGTCTTCTAAAACATCTCTCAATACTATGCCCAGATCGTCTGGCTGTTCAACATTAGGTATGTTTGTCCAATAATATCTTTGTCTAGATTGTGCTGATACCAAAGCACTATTAATTAATATCGGTTCAATCTTGCCACCAAATAAATCTTTACCTTGAAACTCTGGATAACAAGCTGATACTTGATCGGTAATGACTTCCAGAAATTCTTTCTTCATCTTGACGTTCTCAAGTAAAAAATACTTTGGCTTGATCTCTTTCAACAATCTAATAAATTCAAAGAACAACGCTGAACGCGGATCATCAAAAGCCAACTGCTTACCAGCAAAACTAAAGCCTTGGCAAGGACTACCAGCTAAAATTAAATCTATGTCTTGATAATCTTCTGCTTTTAAATTACAGACATCGCCAACTTGTATTGTTTCTGGGAAGTTTGCTTGAGTAACTTGTATCGCATACTTATCTATCTCACTTGCGTAATACTTATCGACTTTGATGCCGAGTCTATTCAGTGCCAACTGACCACAACTCATGCCATCGAATAAACTTAAAACTTTCATATACAAATTGTACCAATCATTCCCAAGGTTTCCTACCCTTGTTATCAAATCGATAATGCCAAGTTTGTTTTCCAGGGATAGCATGAGTCTTAACTATATCGCCTAAATACTTTTGCACATGACTAACCGCGTATCTTGCAGCTCGTTCGCCACTAGGTAAATTGTTTTCTTTCAACGCTTGTCTTGCCAAGATCTCTAACTCTTGTCTTGTATAGAAAGTAATTCTATCCATTGCATCAGCTACCTTCTGAGCAATATCTACTTCATCTGGACCCTCGTCAAAATCAACCATGTCCCATGTTCCTTTTTCAAAATCAAATCTAGCCAAGTGTGTATCTGGCTCCCTTGCGTTTCTTGCTTCATAGAACATCGTTACATTTGGCTTTTGTCCCATGAGTTTGATACCAGAATCCATCCACCCAGCAAAAGCAGAACCACCACGTGCTGACATAAACGAAGCGTCGTCGGCTCTTTCTTTACCAGTATGATGTGCGATGATTACTGCAACACCAAAGAGTTCAATCAAACGATCTACTCTAGATAATAAATTATGTATCTCTTGGTTGCTGTTCTCTTCGCCATCAAAAAAATTAATGATAGGGTCAATCATCACAATATCTGGCTGATGATATTCAATACTTCTAGCGATGCCATCAATATCTTTATCTCTCATTAAATTCTTTCTCAATCTACCAGTCGGTATCAAGTTAGCATGTCCCATCGCCATCAAGTCTGGGTCATGCATGTAAGGTTGGTAGTAAGTATCGATTCTATTTTTTAAGAACTCTTGGATAATCTCTGCTTGCAACCACATAACTTTACAAGGACGCGTAAAAGGTTTGCCCATAAATGATTGTCCAGTTGTGGCTGCCGCAGCAAAACCGCCAAGCCAATGCGACTTACCTATCTTGGGTTTACCAATCAACAAACATCTAGATTGTTCAAAGATAAAACAATCACCCCAAAACTGACCAATAGAACTAGGCTCCAAGCCAGTCCAGAACTCATCGTTGTAAGGTTTTAAACCTAGTGGGTCTGTTAAATCATCTTTACGCTTTTGGTCGATGATAGGATCTTCTTGATCCATAATCTCTTTGAGTTCATCTTTTAAATCTATCTCCCATTCACTAGTTTTCCATTCTAAGATACCAGCATCCGTATCTTCTGGGTGTCGTTTGATATGTCCTTGGGTAATCGACATACATGTTTGCAATACTTCTGGAAAGGGTAAAGGTTGTTGCAAAGTTTGATTCCAATCAAAACATTTAATCAAGACTTCACGATAACCCCAACCTTCTTTAATCCATTTACCAATCAATCTAGCCAAGGTATCGTTTCTTTGACCAACATCTACTGGGTCAGCAGTGAGTTTGTTTTTATTATCTAGAATCGAAGTAACCTTATCCGATTGATTGTAATCATGTATGTTGTTCAAGTCTTCCATATTAAGCATCGGCAAATCATCGATGTCGTTCACGACCAAGCCAGCTGCTGTTTCAAAAAAATATTTAGTAGAAGGTGAAACCATAACGTAACCACCTTCGCCTCTGACATCTAATTTACCAGTCATGTTTCTGACATTCAGACCTTCATTGACTTGATAAAAATAATGATAGCCACCGCGAGGAGTCTTCTGTTTAAGAGGCGATCTAGTTACTTGACCAGATTCTACGAACTTGACCGCCTCTTCGCTATCGCAATCTAGGACAACAAAAGTTATCCCAGTGATAGCAGCCCAGTTGGCTCCCGGATATCGAGCCAACCACTCTCTTAATTCTTCTTGCGTGGGTTGTCTTCTTTGATAAGTTTCCCATCTGACTCTGGGTGTCTTTGCCCATTTTGCACTGAGCTTGTCATCGTCTTCAAACGGATGACGCTTTCTAAAGTATTCTGGGATAGCTTCGTTTCGAGAACCACAAGGTATTAAATGAAAGCCTTCTTCCCAGAAAGACCAAATCATCTCTTGTCTGGCTTCCTCGGAAATATTTTCCCAAGATTTATTTTCGTTTAGTATCAGCGACATATTTCTCCCAAAATTATTTGTTATGCTTCAGCCTCTTCCTCAATAGGTCCATAGATGTCTTCCCAGTTAAGAGCTTTATTAGTAACCAACATAATCTTTTTAGCTTGTTTGACTGTAGGTTGTCTTGTTCCATAATACCAAGAGCTGACTGCATGTACTGATACATCACATATCGTTGCAACATTCTCTTTGCCTCTGTTTTTTATATATTCTTGTAATTTATTCATGGCGTTATTATAGAGAAGCATTTTCATAATGTATATTTTTTTTTACATATTTGTATAAATTAATTTAAAAAAGTGTTTGACATTCTGAATCTTTATCTATTTAATTGGCAATGAACAAATTTAAAGAGAGATTTTATGAACGATATAAAAGAGAAAACCGAGTTCGACGAACTCCAAGAACTTATCGAAAGAAAGAAAAAGAATTTGCTATGGCAAAAGAAACTCCGTGAGGAATCTAAAGAGTTAGACATTGCAATAGCAAGACACCCAAGAGTAAACGATCAAGTAATTCAGCTTAGTAATACCGGGGGATCTCATCGAGTAACCCTTGATGATTTAGATTCTGATATTAAAGTTGAGTACCGTTTGAAGAAATCTTGGGATCAAGACTATGTTGCAAAGATACATGCCGAAGGCAAGGTGCCAGCTAATCTTTGGCCATTTCAAATAGAGTATAAAGAAGACAAAAGAAAAACTTCTACTCTAGCTGAACAACATCCATCCCATTACTATAAATTAGCTGAAGGTTTGACTACTGAAATATCAGATCGTCCATACGTCAGCTTTGTTGAAAAGAGGAAAACCAAATGAGTAAAAAAATAGAGATGACTTCCGCACAAAGCGAGTCTAAGGAAAAGTTGTTTGCCGATGCTTACGACTATTATGCAAAACATTATTTCAATATTAATGACTTTGTAAAAGCAGTAGATTATTTAAGAGCAGATGGTTTGAGTTTTGCTCATATTGCAAAGATCTCAGGCATGACTCACAAAAGTCTCATGCAATTTTATTATCGAGATCAAATCGAACCACATGCTAGAACCAAAGGCAAAGCTAATTTCTTAATAGACTTTGTTGCTACCATGAAAAAATTAGGTACAGAAGTAGTTCCAGGGAGGTACAACAATGCCAAGTCTTGAAGATGAATTATTATCTGGCTTAGAGCCCGGTCCAGTGAGAATGAATATCGGTGGTGTAGATGGCATAGGTAAAAGTACCTTCGGCTCTCAAGCACCTAATCCAGTTTTTATTTGTACCGAGAAAGGTACAGCATTTTTAAATGTTAAGAAGTTTCCATTGTGTGAAAAGTATCAAGACATTATTGATTGCATAAAGAAACTTGCCACTATGGATCATGACCGTAAAACAGTTGTCCTAGATACTACAGACTGGGCAGAGATTCTTACTCATGAAGCTGTGTGTGAAGAAAAAAATGTATCTGGTATCGAAGAGATTACTTATGGTAAAGGCTACACCGCGGCTAGAGAAAAGTTTAGAAAGATTTTAAGAGGTTTGGATATCTTGCATGACCAAAAGAAGATGAATGTCATCTTGCTTTCGCATGTAGATATTAGAACTTTTAACGACCCAGAGAGAGAACCTTATGATAGGTATCAATTGAAGTTGCACAACAAGACAGCTTCTATTATTAGAGAATGGGTCGATTTCAATTTCTTTGCGAACCATCAAGTTCGTACTGTGAAAGAAGGGAAGGGCTTCAACGAGCAGACAAGGGCACTTGCCATGGGTGATCCTATGTTGTTTACGAAGTTCTCTCCCGCCTTTGACGCGAAGAGACGAGTTCCTCTTCCAGATAAGATAGAACTCAAATGGGATTCGTTTTACGACGAATATAAAAAATCAATTAAAAATCTGTCGGAGGCATAAAGTGTCAGAGGAGATTTTGTGTGACCACTGTGGAGAAGAAATTTTAGACGGTGGGTATAAATACAAAGGCCTTCTTTGTTGTACTTTATGTCTTCGCGAGGAGTTAAATTTATCATGAGTGATGACTTTGAAATAATGTTAGGCGAAGTGCCTGATCAAGAAGATGACTTTAAACCTATGCCTGCTGGCGACTATGAATTAGTTGCTAACAAATGGGAAAAGAGAACATCTAAAGCTGGAAATGCAATGGTTGAAATCGAGTTTCAAGTACTCGGTCCAAGCCATTCTAATAGAAAACTTTGGGAGTATTTTACTCTTGAAGGTAATGCTGTAACCGTAACCGCTAGGAAAATTAAAGCTTGGCGTAAAGCGTTAGGGTTAAGCACCGATGTCAGTTTCAATGCTAGTGCCTTGGACGAAATGATTAACAATCCTTTCCAAGCCAAGATCAAAATTGAACCTGGAACAAATGGGTACGAGGACAGTAATAAGATACAAGATTATTTAGCCAAAGGTACATCATCTACATCTGAGGAAGCGCCTGCGGCGAAACCTTTACAAGAAGAAGATGACGCTATGCCTTGGGATAAATAACTGGGTCATCTCCCAAAAAAGTCCTACCGAGCAAGTTAATTAATACGAGCGGCGTTACGAGCTCGGTAGGCACACATTAGGAAACAAATATGATTGATGATAAAAAATTAGTCGCTAACTCTGAGAAGTTGTTAGCAAAAATATATAAGTTAAACAATCACATACTGCCAGTTGAATTATTTGACGAAGTTGCGGCTTGTGTTGTTTCGATAAACAGATTAAAGAGAGCGAAGGTGTTATATGAAAGAAGACAAAATAGATTTGGAAGTGATCTCCAAGAAGGAATTGTTAGAAGAATTACGAATGCACATGATGTCATTCAACAAAAGAATGGGAGAAATCAAAAGTCCACATAAATTATTAGAAGTATTATTAACCTATGTTTGTTGCGTCACTTACGACGTATTGGAACACAGTACCAATGAAGCAACGATGTTGATCGGTGCATCCTGGGGCAGAGTCATTAACGATATTGCTAAAGAAAAAGGCATGACTAGAAAAGAAGTTTTCTTTCAAGCAGATATGCTAGGCAATTTAGCTGGAGGAGCTAACACCGATTGGAACTCTATGAATGAAGATTATGTAATAGATCCAGAGGAGCTTGATGAAGAAGAAGTACTCGACGCTGTTAAACTTCAAATGGAAAGCAAGGATAAAACGAGACACTGATGGCTATAAGAAGAGAAGTAAAAATACACATATCTAGGGCTAAGTATAAAAAAACTAGTCAAGGTTCACGCAACGTAAAGTTCAGTAGTATGAACAAGAATAAAAGAAAGTCCTTCAAAGCATATAGAGGACAAGGAAGATGATCAATGAAACTAAGACCGTATCAAGAAGACGCTATCACTGCACTAGAAAGTTGGTTTGCAACTGAGTCAATAGAGAAACACCCTCTACTCAGTTTGCCTACTGCGTCTGGCAAGACAGTTATATTTTCTAACTTTATTAAAAGAACCATAAAAAAATATTCTGACGCTAGGTTTTTAGTCTTAGCACATAGACAAGAACTTATCGAACAAGCAGAAGAAAAAATAAAATCTGTATGGCCAGAGGCACCAGTCGGTGTGTTATCAGCTGGGCTGAAAAGATCTGAGTTGGATTCTCAAATACTTGTAGCTTCAAGAGATACGTTAGCCTCTGGATCTAGATTAAAAAAAGTTGGGCACTTTGATTATACCATTATTGACGAAGCCCATAACATATCCCCGGACGAACAAACTAGATACCAAAAGATAATCAATGAGTTGTCTGCTGAACGAGCTATGCGTGTTTTAGGTTGTACTGCTACGCCTTATCGTATGGGTCAAGGTTATATTTATGGCAAAAGAAAAGATCATTTCTTTCATGACATTGCTTATCAAGCAAAGATACCAGAACTAATAGATCAAGGTTATCTAGCTAGGATTACTTCTTATAAAGTAGATGACAATACTATTATTGACGCTAGTAAAGCCAAGCTTAAATTTAAAGGTGGCGATTATAAAGAATCCGATTTAGAAAAATTAGCTATGGATGAGAAGACCATCGTCGCAATCATTAACGATTGGTTAGACAAAGCATATACCAAAGGCAGAACAGCTTCCGTATTTTTTTGTGTATCGGTATTGCATGCTATGAAAATGAACATGCATTTGCAGAAGCATGGGATTGAATCAAGATTACTAACTGGCGAAACCCCTGGAGAAGAAAGAAAACAAATACTAGAAGATTTTGAATCTGGAAAAGTACATGCTGTTTGTAATGTCGGCGTCTTAACAGAAGGTTGGGACGCACCAAGAACAGATTGTATTGCTATGTTAAGGCCAACCAAAAGTTTAGGGCTTTACGTTCAGATGTGTGGCCGAGGTATGCGACTGTACCCAGGGAAAGATAATTGTTTGCTTTTAGATTATGGCGAGAACATTGCTAGACATGGTTGTATTGATACAGCCAAGCCAGATCAAGAAGTAAAAATAAGAAGACCTAAAATCTGTGGCAGTTGTTTGGCTGTCAATCCACCTCATGCAAAGAAATGTGTCGAATGCAATGAAGAGTTCCCAGTAGCAGAGTTCTTAACTTTCTTAGTGCCTATGGAAGAAAGAAAGGTAGCTAAGAAAACCAAGGCAGATTCTGGAGCAGTTATCTCTGACGAGAAACAAAAGAACAAGAGTTCTTTAGAAGTTGTAACCAGTGTTAGTGCTGCTGTTGCTGACTCTAAAAATGGCAACAAATATTGTAAGGTATTCTTTTATGTTGATAATCAATTCTTACCTAGAATGATGCCACTTATGTTTGGTCATTCAAGAATGCACGGACTAGCAATCAACCATTGGTGCCGTTTAGTAGATCCAAAAATTTGGGGTGTGCCTAGAACTTCTGAACAAGCAGCGGCCAAGATAAATCAAGGAGCTCTTAAAGGAGTTAAGTCTGTTGGCATAAAAAGAGAAGGTAAATATTTTAATGTAAAGAAAATAATTTTTAATGATAAGGAGATATTTCTATGAGCAAAATAAATAAAATGATAGATCATGTAATGTTATCTGAACCACCAAAGTATCGACCATATTTAGGTATGAGTCAGATTGGTAATCCAGACGAAAGAATGTTGTGGTTAAATTTTAGATGGTGTTTACCACCAAATAAGTTTGAGCCAAGAGTATCTAGGATCTTAGAACTAGGTAATGTTATTGAAGATGTAGTCATTGAGTATCTTAAAAAAGCAGATGGCGTAGAAGTATTTACTGAAGATAAAAAGGGCGATCAGTTCAAAGCTTCTTTACTTGGCGATCACTTCTCTGGGCACATAGATGGCGTAGTTAAAAACTTGCCAGAACATAATGATGATTCTATGGTCCTAGAAGTTAAGAGTTCCAATGACAGAAGATTTAATAATCTAGTTAGTGAAAGTAGTTACGAGCGTTGGTCGCTAGAATATGAAGCGCAAGTGCATTGTTATATGGGTGCTTTTAAATTACCTAAGTCTTTAGCTTTGGTTTACAACAAAAACAATTCTGATATTTATACTGAAGTAATTAAATATAATGATGAGCTCTTTCAATCTTTGATAGAGAAGGCGAAAAGAATTATTACTTCGCCAGAGCCACCAGATTTATTCTTGAGTGAAAACGATTGGAAGGTTAAGAACTTACCAAAAGAATCTAAAGAAGTTTATCTAGGTAGGGCAGAACCAGAGTTTAAAAACTGTAGAAACTGCAAACATTCAAAGCCAATGATAGAAGTTTCCGGGGCTACTTGGCGTTGTGGTAAGAAAGGTGTTTTATTAAATCCAAAACAACAAATGGATAAGAAAAATTGTCCTGATCACGAACTTATATTTGGTTTGATACCTACACCTTTTTAATAAAAAGTTTGCAATAATATATAAAAATCGTTATATAATACGCATATCTCTATAAAGAGGTGCGTAATGGCTAAAATATTTAAATTAAATACATTTAAAAACATAGCTAGTCTTAGAGGCGAAACTACTAGTCTCGCTGATTATCCTTGCATCAACGCCTGCCACTGGCCTACCAGTATGGAAAACGGTCGTTGTTCTGTTTGTGGTTTATATGATTACCAACACTCTCCAGTGTTCTGGCAATCATTACCAAAATTAGAACGCAAGATGATAAACCTTAACAACTCTGAGAAAGGCTATAAAATAAAACAGATCTATAAGTAAGCACTGGTTTAAGTGTAGATCGCTAAATATATGTTCATCATATATATAGAGAAGCTGACACTAATGATATACCCAGCACTCCCGGTGAGTATATTCTTCAAATTCATGCGCGGATTATATACAAAAATATTTTGCATATAAAAAAAATTTTTTATTTCTTTTTATTTCTTATGATATTTTCACACCACCAAAGCAACATGTCCTCACTCAAGGTATGTTTGATAATGTTGGCACGCTGACAAACCAATTGAATGTTATATCTGACATACCATTCCTCTGGATCTATTCTGTCGATAGTTACATTTAAATCTTTCTTACCACTGCCATCTCGATAGTGAGTCATCAATACGCCAGACAAAGCACAAAGACCATCTTGAGTTTCCCATATTTCTATTAAATCTTCTGGCGTTATCTCCCATTCTCTTTCTGGATTCTTACTAACTCTAGTATGTCTTAGTTGATTGTGAAGTAAATTTAAAAAACTTTTGTAACTTGATGATCGCTTTCTGTTTCTATCTATCACATGACAATCTCTACAAAGACCACGATAGGTTGTGCCACCACCAACTTGTTCTCTAGCTTCAAAAAATTTAATCTTCCGTCTCTTCTTGCAAAGCGTACAAGTCCTAGTTTTTTGAGACATTAGGCCCTAGGCGATTGAATAATTTCTATGGTTACGTCTGGGTATATTGCTTCTACTAATTTCTTTTTTAATTTAAAGACATCAGTCAATACTCCCTTAGTATCTTCTATGACTTCTTCTCCTTTGACGTTTTTATATTTAAAGTCTGCTATGTAAGTGCAG